CCATCCCGATTCGAGCCGAACCGGCCCGTTGAGCCGACCCGGGGGAAGCAATAGGGCAAGGGCGGGCAGACAGAGCGGTGGGCTGGAGTTGGTTTTTTGTCGCCTTTGGCTTGGATGCCACGCTGGTTCGCGATTCAGCGACCGAATCGGCGCTGATCGTTTAAGTGACGCAAAGTGCATAGATAACCCGAACATAAACCAGATAGATTGGCGACGTTGTCCAATCATACTTTGTGGGGCTCCGCGAAAGCGCAAACTGGCTAGCACAACTACCTTAAGAGGTCTCGACTTTAAGCGTTGGCCACCTCGCGGAAATGACTGGTACTCCGTACGTCTTGATCGTGGTGTGCGCGCACACTTACGTAATGATCGAGGCGGGGAAGCTTGGTTTGCAGAGGAAGTTGGATCCCACGACGTGATGGGACATTAACGAACATGCCGACTCCTACCGAATTGCCAAATACTAAGGCGCACATCGGTGCCGGTACGCAATGGCATGTAGCTACTCCGCCGCCTGTGCGCCGATGTTGCCGGAGCTCGAACCCGTCACTTTGATCTGCGTCGCTGCCAACCGACTCAGCGTCGCGTAACCCAATCCTTTAGGACCTGCCGTGCCTCTGACTCACGGTGGAGACGCGGCGCGAGCCGCGATGGCATTTCGAGCAATGACGCTCGCGATAGTTGGCCAGCTCGCCGAACAGCGCCTGGGGGGATTGGGTCGAGATCAACTTGCCTCGCGGTCCTCGCGGTCGCCCTCGCAATGGCGGCGGGCTAGCGATTGGGCTCGCCTTCCTTTACCGCCCATCCATGTGTAATCCTGCTAACTTTCGCCAAGCCCAAACGAAGACCACGTGGTCCGCATTGCCGTAACAAAGCACGAATCTCTTCCAAATAGAGTGGCGACTTGTGATACAAGCAGTTCGCGATTTGTGCGACCAGGAACGGATATTCATGATTTACGATCCGATCCGCTTCCCGTTCGGCTTCTCGATATAATGTTTCGCGATGTTTTTTCGGCAGCAGATCAACGTATGCCTCGGCGTCAGCAAAGTCCGCACCGCAGCCCCGGAACTCACCAGTCAAACGCAACGTCGCCCAGGGTCCCGCCAGATGAACCACCAGACGGCGCTTGACCCAATCAAGGGGGAACGTAATTCCCGACTGCCTTTGCCACTCTTTGTATTGTTTAGGTAAATCGCTGGACGCAAACGACGAGAGGGCGTCAGCATAAGGCGGGCAATGCCGACAACGCCCAGCTTTATTGTCGGCGTCCACTTCCAGGCTAAATAAACCGTCTTTGTTGCTAAGCTTGCGATGCCGTGAGCAGCTTCATGAATAGCCAAGCGCCAGCGTGGATTATTACGATTAAGGTCCGCCACGGTCTTTCCATCCCGTTTTTTGTGGTTCCGTGTTTCGCGTTGTGCGGCCGAAGTGACTCTTACGAACACGTACCTCACCACCACCGCCCCCCAATGTCGGGCGGAAGCCCGCGCGGAAATACAAAACTCCGCTCGGCTAGCTTTCTCCTCGGAACACCCAGGTCACGCCGCCTTCATGACCCCTCGTAGTAGGTCTTGCTCCTCCGGCGTGAGATCCTCCAGCCGCTCCGCCTAACCCTGACCTAACCCTGATTCCATCGGTCCTGCATTGCCGCTGTCTCTATACAAATCCGCTTGCGTGCTCCGGCGAATTCATCCTAACGCGAATACGCAGATTAGGCATCAGCTTTTCGATCTGAGTTCACGATCGCTTCGTCGTCGAGCTGCTGCGCTCGCTCAATCAGACGCTCGACCTGAGCGAGCACCCTGACCTCCTCAGAAGCCGTCCCGTCACCGGCGATCTGGCTCAGCAGGACATGCGCCTGCTCGAGCAGCCCCTCGGCGACGAGCTCCTCGGCTCGGGGCAACGTCTGCCGCCTGCTGGGATCGGGACTCAGCGTCGACATTACGCGGCCCTCGATCAGCGCCATCGCGGGAGAGATTTTCTTCGTCATCGTTCTCCTCCACTTCTGCCTCAGGCTGCCGCCGGGCTTTGGCTCGAGCCGCCGGCAGTTTGACCGCCTGTTCCGAACTAGCCGCCAGCTGGGTGAGCACCTCGCGGACGAGCTTCATGCTAATCTCGAATGTTGTTTGCGCTGATCTTAGCTGGCCGAACCGGGAAGCGAGCTTGGATGGCAGGGCGAGCAGCCGATTTCGGGAAACCAGGATGATGTTCTGCCAGCGACGCTCGATCTCCCGGACGAGGGGATCAAGCTCGACAAGCACGCCACGCCGCTCTAGAAGCGAGAGCTCGGCCTCCTCGGCACGCGCAGCCATCCACCGGGACCGGCTCTGCTCGTAGGCCGTGCTGCCGCCGCCTCTCGTGAAGCCCAAGCCCCCCAACGCTGTCCGTAGCCGCCACAACGGCCGGCCGCGCTCGTCAAAAGCGTCGGGCGGCACGTCCCGCAACGCGGTCGCGATCGCCCGCGGTGTCAGACCAAGCTCGGTCGACAACGTGTTTTGGTTATAGGTCCGCGGCAACATTCCCACGACACTGATCCTACGGCATAATACTTGTTGTTTCAAAAACTTACGACGCTACAGCTAGCTGGCCGTCGCGGGACGGCGTCGCCCGTTCGCGGCCCGATGTCGAGAAGGACCCCAACGTCGGGCAGGGTCAAGCAGTGAAGAGAGCGGCCCTATTGCTTGATCGCTTCTGATGCTCGGCACCATTGGCCTGATGCCGTCTTAAGCTGTTTGCTCAATCTCCTCACTCTCGATCATCGCGATCCGCTTGTTCAAGATCCTCTTTTGAAGCGCTCGTATTCGCGCCAGAGCCGTTGCGCCTCACGGATTGCGTCGAGGCAGGCGTGGCCATGCGGCGATTGCCGCAGGTAGCTCTCCAGATCCAGCCAGGAGCTCGGATTTGGCCACCAGCGATCACCTCGAGCATCCCGGATGAAATCGCCTCGCGGCGTATCGGTGATCCGGCGAGTGTGAAGGAACTCTGTGAAGGTCGGCATCGAGATCCCAGGAGTGCTCATATGCTCATTGTGCTCAATTTTCCTATGAGTCCCCTCAGTGCACTTCGCGCGCGCGCGCGTTGGGGATCTATTAGAACCAAGAGCACATTGAGCACTCATTGTAAAAAACTCAATGATTTCAACGAACCCTAGTGCGCATCCTGTGCTCTTCTTTTTTGAGAATAAGGAGAACAATGAGCACTATGAGCACCGATTTTGGATCGTACGATCGAAACTTTAGAGCTTTTGGGGTCCTTCCGGGATGGTCGAGCCAGACGGGCAGCGCCGCTCCTTGAGCCGGGGGCACCGTCAGGATCCGCAATCCGACCACCATTCTCAGCGTAAACGCTCGCCGCAACCGATGCACAGCAGCCCCAGCCCCAGATCCGTTGGGTCGATCGGGCGAGCAGCAAGTCGCGCTGGTAGCTCACCACGAAGCCGGATTCGACGAGGAGGTCCTTCCACTCGCCCATTTCACTCCTCCTCAATCAGCCCACCTTCTGCCGCGTCTGTGGCCTGCCCCCGCCCGTGAGCGCGTCGAGCCGTTGCCACAATGCTTGTCGGCGCAATCGATCCGCATCCGATTGCATTGGCGTGCCCGAGATTGCGCGCAATTCTGCTTGCACCTGCGCCAGTTCCAGATTGTTTTTGGACGGCGATGGTTCGATCATCTGCACGCCGTCGCGTATATCTTCCAAGCCCCACCACAGATGCTGGTATATGTGGCCCAATCGCTTCGCTTGCTCGGTCACAGCTTCCCGCTCGGCGGGTGACAGTTGTTTGAGACGCTCGATTTGCTGCTGGCGAAGCTTCTCGCGGATTGCGTTGCTGGCATCGTGTTTCGTCATCGGATCCTGCCTTTGTCGAAGTCGGTTTCCGTCGTCTCACTAGGCCGGTGTTCACGAACTCATTCATGGACGGATCCACCATCGACCTCGATTAGAGCGAGGGCCTCGAACCCATCCTTCACGCTCGAGAATGGCGCCAATTCGCCGGGCATCACCGACGCCGATCCGGGCATCCGAGGTGAAGCCGAGCGCCAGCTTGGCGAGCTCCGGAATGCTGATCTTGGGAAGAACAAGTCGTGACAAATACTCTACGACCGAATCTTCCCATGGATCCGCCTCATACCGTGCATCCTGCTCGGGCTTGATATGGGTCTCTTCAAAAGCCTTGTCGGGCCACCATCGCTCGCCGTTGTGGAAGAGGTACACTGCCTCTGCGAATAGCTGGTCTCGATCTCGCTTCAGCGCCTCGAGGTCGATTGTGGTGGTTTTCGTCGACCAGTATCGTCGACCGCCGGTTTCGTCGCGCAAATACACGCTCCGATTGGTCGTGCCAATGAACAGGCACTGTCGCGGCTCGACGACCTCTTTGCGGCCATAGCTCTTTCGATAGCGTTCGGTCGTGCGGGTGATGAAAGCCTTCAGTTGATTGCTCTCGGCGCGGCTCATGGCGTGGAGCTCGGTGACTTCGATGATCCACTTGCCGCGCAGATGCTGGCTCACGTCCTTACCGGCGGTGGCAATGTCCGGCAGGTGATCGGAGAAACAATCGCCAGCGAGAACCTTGCAGGCACTGGATTTGTACTCGCCCTGCGGTCCCTCCAAAATCAGCATGTAATCGGCTTGACATCCTGGCTGAAAAATCCGAGCGACGGCAGCAACCAGAAACATCTTGCCGATGGCTTCCGTGTAAGGCGTACGCGGGGCGCCCATGTAATCGATGAGCCAAGCTCCTGCACGTGGAGTGCAGTCCCATTGCAGGCTCTTGAGATAGTCCCGCACCGGGTGAAAGGCGTTTTCACGCGCGCGCATATCAACCGCTTGACGGACGACTTCGACGCCGACCCTGGGCATGCCGCTAAGCTGTAGCCACTCCTGCAAAGCGCTGACATCGACATCATCTACCGGTCGAGGCGTTGCAAACTCATTGCTGCTGCCAATCTCCCGCACCAGCATCTCGCCGCAAAACATTTCGTCATAGGCGAGCATGTCCTTCACGGCCGGATCATTGCGAAGCGCCAGCATCGCATTGGCCAAGGTCGATAAGACGCGACCCCTCTCGTCTCGCATACAGTATTGGAGCCACGTGGCCGCAGAAGCATTGATCGGGGTTCCGCTGGCTTGGCTCTTGAGCTTCTCGCGCACTCGTCTGATGTCGGCTGCAAGATCTTTTCCTTGTAGGTAACGGGCACCGATTCCTTGTGGATGGGCTTCGATCAGGATCTTGATCTCGCCGTCGGTGAACCTCTTGCGGATCAGCTTCTTGATGACAATGAAGGCCGTCTGGGAACGATCTTCATCGCTTGCGGCCTGCGTACGCATGAGGGCGCGAAGTTCGGCCCCGCAGCGGCTCAGCAGCTTCTTGAGATCGGTCTCGTCGCCGTCCTTTGCGCCAGCGTCCTGTTGTTTGCTGGCGGCGTCAGCCGAAAATTCGCGACGCAGATCGTCGGCCGTCCACACTCCCCCCTCGTGCTCGATGAGCCGTGTCGGCTCGACTGTCGTGCGCCCACGTGCCCGTTTTTCCGGGCTCGGATAATTCGGCGTCCCAGCCACGCGATATGGCTGTGTGATGTTGCCGGTATCGTTGTCGGTTTTGGTAGACTTACGAATGGCGGCGCCAAGCTGCTGCGCTTCCTCGGCCGCCATTGCGCGATTGAGGAAAAGCCACGGTTGGCTATTCCCGGGACTGGTCTCGACCACGAGCGAGGGCTTAACGCCGTTCAAGGTTCCGGCAAGGTTCTTATCGCCATCGCTGTCAACGACGAACGCAAACACACCGACTGTTTGTTGCAAGCCGCCGCGCTTGCTGGCGGTATTGCCACTGACGGTGCGACCTTCGATATAGACATTGTGACCAGCGCCAGCATCGGCGAGCGCAGTTTTCACCATGCGCTCCGTATCGCCGATCTCGAACTGATACGCGACCAGCGTCTTGCTATCGGGATGCAGGCGGCTTAGTTGCAAGTAGCCTGGTTTCGCCACTCCGACGAACGCGCGCGCAGCTTGCTCATGGATAACCCGCAGGAATTCACGAACGGTCTGTTCGTCAGCCGACTGCGGCTTCATTTTCGCACCCTTGAATAGATCTTGCGCAGCCACGCGGCCTGTTTCTCAGTCGGTTCCCCGCCGTGGACGGTGCGGCGGACCATGTCCTCGACGAATTGCTTCTCACGCTCGCCAAACAACCGGTTTTCATGAGCGGCACACTCGAGCGCGATCTCGTGCCAAGTAGGCTCGTCGAGCGCATCGATGCTGCGGAAACCGCGTCGTTCCTCGACGGCAGCACGCCGTCCGTCTTCGACGCCGCGTCGATAGATTTCGTGGGCATCGGCTTCGCTGAAGCGCTTGCCGTTTGCTTCCTCGATCCGCTCTGCCAGTGCATGAATGTCGAAACCATCGCCCTCCAGTGTGCGCTGGATCGCTCGTACAGTTGCAACGACTTCGCCGTCGCTGTTTGACGACAGCAGCCGCAGCAGCTTGCCGAGCTTTGGCGCGATGGAAGCGAACTCATTCATTTTGCCAGCACCGTTCGCGGTGGCCGCACATTTTACGGCGCCAGTCGTCACGATCATCGGTAATCCGCGGCAACAGCTCGCCAGCGCGGGTAGCTTCGATGATGGTGACCGCGCGGTCGCTCCAAAGCTGCGCATGCTCGGCGTTGAACGGCACCAGCAAATGCAGTCGTTCACACGTGTCAGCATTGACGGCTGTGAAGATCGCCGGGTGCTCGACAACATCAAGATATGCCTGATAGATCGCGACTTGTGCCGCGTAGTGGGGATAGGAAGCTTCGAGCCCGTCGCGCTCGATGTCGCGCCAGCCCTTGCGGCCGAGCGCTTTGTGCTCCCAAATGCATGGATAGCCGACGCCGGGCAGCGCCGGTCCGGCTGTGAAAATGCCGTCGGCATGGCCGCGAAACAGTCCATTGACAGCCGAGAAGCCAAGCCGATCAGCCGGCGCAAACGTGAAGCCGGCGCGGATGAAATGCTCGCGCGTCAATGCTTCAAATAGATGGCCACGACGGAAGATGTCCCGCGTTCGGGAAGGGTGTTCCGGATCGACCATCCAATCATACTGAACTCTGCGCAGGCATTCGCTGCCGATCGTGCTGGCGCCGAGATACTTTCGCACATTCTCTTCCGGCGACTCCGATGCTTCGATCAGTTCATTGATCGCGACATTGAGCGCGGTCGCCGAGATATTGGCACGGTTGAAGTCCAGCACGACACTTAACTCACTGCTCCAATGTTTCGAGATAATAACCGCCGACATGGTCACCCCGGACGCCGCGGATCGCGAGGTTGAATTGCTTCAGTCTTTTGTTGGCTCCATGGATGTGGACGTGCAGCGCCTTGAAATCTTCAGGTCCGCCGTCGATATCGTGCGCCCAGACAATCTCGCGCAGTTGTGATGCGAGGATACCTGGCCGCTGCGCGACCGCTTGAAAAATACGTGCCTGCGCCGCCGTCAATGCGGTGAGCACAGCATCGCGCATTTCAAACTGTCCACAGCGTGGGCACAGCCGCACCGCGATTTCTTGAGCTCTCACCATGGTATCTGATCATCTAGATCGTCGGGCGCCATCAATGAATTACCGGCAGCGGCGTTAGCTTCGCGAGCAATCGCATGCGGATTGCGTTTGGTGATCGCGCCGCCGCCGAGATCGCGAGCAATCGTTGCTTTGCGAATCAGAGCCAGCGCTTTCATCAGGAACGAAACCATCTCTTCGTGCGAACAATCGTTGAGCGGTTTCGACCAATCGATGCCTTCGATCGCCGCAAGCTCTGGAAGGATTGTCGCCACGGCACCGGCATCCCACGGATCGGGATCGTAGCCGGTCATGCGGACCATGGTTTCGGTATCGAGTCCTTCGCCGGTCGCCTGCTCGGCGCGCGTCTTGATCCAGCCAAAGAGCACCGCCGCGACGATCCAACCCCATTCGTGGTCTGCCAATCGCCCGATTGGCGTGCCGGACGGCAGCGCACCGTCTTTCACAACGCCACGCGCGGCTTCGATGGCGGCGGCGGTTGCCCGCCGCTGCCATTCGTCCTCGAGCGCCGTGACGCTCACTTGGCCGATCACTGTTTTTTGGCCCACCGCGGTTTCTCGATCTTGACCGGTGCCGAAGTGGCCGGTTTCGCCGTTGCTGACGTTGCTGACGTTGCCGCGGCTGCCGGTTTCGCTACTTGCTCGACGGCTTTCCACGGCTTCTTGTCCGGCGTGATCGCCTCGAGCAGCACGTTCTTGTCGGTGTAGTCGCCCGTGCCTTTCTCGATGCCGATCCGGGCCATGAAACGCAGACCATCCAGATCGCCGTAGCTCGCGATCTGTCGCGCTTTCGCCGCAGCCTCGCTCTGATCATCCGGCCGGATGCCGCGTGCGGACTCGAGAATGGCTCGAAACCGGCGCCGCGAAATGTCCGCGGCTTCGGCGTGACCATCCGTTGTCCCGGCGACGGTGAAGAGCCCCCAGAATTTTCGCTTTCGGTAATCACCATCTGTGACGGTGAATTCGCAATCGAGGCCCTCGCTGCGGCCGTCGTTCGAGCGCCGCAGCCAACCGCCATCGCCAGCGTTGCCGGGGCGCACGGTCAGATGCACGGTTGCGACCGTGCCGTGAGGAATGGCGTCGAAGCTCTTCTGTGGCCCGGCGTCATTAAAGTTCAACGACATGACACTTTCTCCTTTCTCCTATTCGGATGCTGATTTGAGTGTTTGCTCGGTTGAAGCTTCAAACGGTTTGCGCTGTCCCGGTCCTGTTAATTTCGTGATCAGCTTGCCGAGATGCGGTTCCTCAAGCTGATCAAGCCGGCCGCTGCGATCTTTGGCGGGATAGCCCCACGGGTTTGGCTGCGTGCATACGAAGGCGCGCACCGGCTCGCCGTCGCCAAAATCGACAAAGTTCATGATGAGAAGCTCATCGACGATTGCGGGAAGCTCGCGGCCGGTTTTCGACCCTTCCATCTGGATCGACCATTCCGAGCGATTGAATTCGTCGACGATCTTCTCGAGAATTGCGACAAAGACGACATTTTTCCCGCGCGCATGTTGCAAATGATTGAGCAGCGCGATCATTTCGCGACCATGCAAACCATAAGCGCCACGTAGATCCTTCTTTCCGGTACGATCGCTGAAACTTTCCGGCTGCTGTTCACAATGAATGAAAGAAAGCCGGCTCATTGCGGTGAGCGAGTCGACGAAGAGCGTCTCGTATTTCTCAAGCTCGCGTGGATCACCGAAGCCGTCGCGGATTGCGTTGTAATGCGCTTCCGAAAAACAGGCGGCTGGCGGCATGGCGGGATTGGGGCCGCCGAGGAAGCATGTAAGATCGCGCAATTCCGTCCAGGTGCGCGGTCGGAGCGTGTCGACCGGCACATCTTGCACGGCGAGATCACCGGCTTCGATATCGATAAATAACGTCGTCGTCGTCGTCGACAACAACGTGCGCAGCAGGGTTGTCTTGCCGACGCCGGTTGGACCGGCGATTAAGATTTTCGCACCTCGAGTTTCGCGAAGGCGCTCATCTGCGCCGATAATTCGCATGACAATGATCCTTGCAGTTCTGGCGCACCCTGACGCGCAGCCGAAAACTGCGCGTCGAGCTGCGTCACGATGACTGAGCGCTGAGAATTTCGGGCGTGATAGATCTACTCACGGCCGGCCTCTCGGTAACCCGGATGCGCTTATCCCGATCCCCGTTCCACCCGACGACTAGGCCAGCTTCGCGCAAACGGCGACAGATCAGTTCAGGATCACCGCCCCAACTCAGGTAACAAGCGTTATGGTTGCGGAGATCTTCGCCGTCCTGCGAATGATAGAACACGTAGCGCTGCGTGCCCGAAGGCAACTCATATACGCCACAGGAATGACAGCAGGCCCATTCTCGCTCGGCGAAATATCCGTCGTCGCGCAAACTCAGGAACGCTGCGAAGAGTTTTGCTTCGGCACTGGACATGGTTTGCTCCTTCATGGTTGTTGGTCGAATTTCATTTAACGTTGGCTTCTGCTGTCGATGACCCCCCCGCCGCGACTGTGATGAGCACGGCGGGGGGAAGAATTCAGTCCTGACGATCAGCGCGCACCAACACGCTCAGTACAAACTGCAAAACATGCAAACTCTGGGCGCTGAGTTCGCCGATGTGGTCGATGATGAGAATACCGACCTCGTTGGCACTCGTACCGTTGCGCCAACCGGCGTGTTCTCGCTGATTGAGAAGAGCAGCTCGCAGGACACGGGCACCGTTAGTCCAGGCGGGGCCGCGATGCGCGGTTCCGACGAGCTTACGTCGCCGGGATGGTGGAGGAGATGCGGCGGCAGTTGCACGGTGCCGCTCCGCAGTGTAAAGGGTCATCGAAACCCTCCTTGTTGGTGAGGAGATCACCTGGGCGGTCGCGGCGCTACGAACGTCGTGCCGCCCTTTGCTTTTCCGCACGGCGGCGACCATTCCGCGCGGCGAAGACTTCCGAGCTCAAGGTGCTTGGGAGAGAGCCAGGGCATGCTTCAACCGCATGCCGCGCCTGCGCTTGGTTAATCGGATGATCTTGTCCTG